TTCTGCGATACCGATGCCAAATAGCGAGTATGGGTTTAATTCGTAGGGGACAGCGTAATACGGGATCCTAGCTGGCTTGAAAGGATTTAATACCATGCGAAGAATACGACCATTGCAATACCAAATGTTAGCTTGCAGTTCATCTGCATTCTCTAACTCTTTTGGAATCTTAACATCATTCTCTTCTAGCATCTCACGCTCAACTGCACCCCAGTACTCTAGTACCTCAAAGCGATCAATGCCTAAGTCAGTACGAAAGTCCATCAAGTCATCTTCCCAATACTTCTTGGTGTATGACTCACCCTGTGCAATTACATCATCAATAACTTTCTTGCGGAAGAAGGGACGCTTCTTGAGAGCACGGATCTGAGTACGGCTCATCTTGTGACGCTCAATTACATACTGGGCTTCATCCATGTTAATTGCATCTGGATCAGCATAGAAGTTCCAGACACTGACATGTGAAGTAGAAGGTACAGTCTTAATCAGGGGATTGTATTCGCCCTCAGCAGACCAGTTAGGATATTCTTTATCAACAGCAAAAGGACCCTTCATGATACCCGTACCAAAGAGTGCCATCTCAAATGCTGTAGATCTTAACTGCTTACTTGCATTGGACTCATCGAGCTGATCATGAATCTTCTTCTCCATCTTCTTAGCAGCGACCATAGCTGGGCTAAAGGTGGCAGCTCCGGGAGAGGCACCGGGACCTGAATTTAAATTCTGAATACCGGATAGTTCATCGGTCAGAGGACCCAACCGTTCTTGTAGAGTTGCAAAGGTAGCACCGGGAGGTAAGTCGTTTCCGTCTCCCTTAAATCCGTAAGGAGAAAACTCAGGTACAGCTTCACGTAATTTAGCTTCATTGGGATCAAAGCTGACATCTGCTTCTACACCGTCAGGTAAGACCGTTGGATCTACGCTAATAGGAAAGCTGTTGTTTGAAAACAGGACATCAACAATCTGACCGTAGGCAGCTAGAGTCTTAGTCTTAGTAACTTTAATAAAGACACGACTCTTCTCTGTTTCAGTGAACTGAACCTCAGAGCCATAGATCCCACGATAGTTGCGATAGGCACGGAGCCATCTCTCTTCATCTATCCTGCGAGTTGTCTCTGCCTTGGTATACTTATCTAGCAACAACTGGACAATTGGACCAGTTACTTTATCTTCTGCATTGATGTTGTCCACATCCCCTAGATTAATAGAGTCTGCGTCAATATAATTTTTATCTATCATTCGTTACCTTTAGTATCCGAAAACATTGTCTGCGATTGCAGGACCACTACGTTGACTCATGGGATTATAATCGAATAGACTACTTCTAGGTCTACTCATTACTCCATATCGCAGAGAATCGTACAAGTGATCCTCTGACTTTGTATCTATGTCTTCTGGATTGTTTTTATCCAAAGGCAAGATGGGCAATTGTGCAATCAGGTTTGTGCAGTTACTAGTTATAACAAGTCTTGGCTCTTCTGTAAAGGGGTCAACCTGTAATCTTCTATGTATTTCATTCTTTCCTGCAATTCTACTACCTGCACTTCTATCTGCTGGTCTCCATCTGCAGCCAGCCTGAATCATCTGCTCTGCTAGAGAAGGACCCGTATCACCACGTTTATGCCAACAGGAGCTGTCAAGTACACCATAACGAATAGTCCCATCATTCTTCTCCATATCAAGGATCATACCCGCTAAATCCTTGGCTAATACCTTACTTACGTACAGTTCACGGTACACAATCAACTGTTCGCTGGGGCTAACTGCAAACCACACAACAGCGGAATAAGAACCATAACCATAGTCACAAGCCCTGAATCTAGCCCAATCTCGGGGTATTTCCATGGGGTCAATGACGTGAATCTGCCTGTTAAACTCCGAAAATGCAGCACCTTCTGCTACATCCCAGTTGCCTTCTAGCAATTGCTTACGTTGATGCTCTGGTAATGACAGCAACATGGTCTCATAGTCACCCTGCTGCGCTAAATACGGGTTATCTATCAGCATAGCTGGGATAAACCTACGCTTAAACAGGGGTTGCCCCGCCTTACTATGCCCCGGAGGGTACTCTAACCGCTTACCTGTCTCTACATCGGTAGCCCAATAGGACTTTCCGGGAGGAGAAGGGTCAATAAACATCTTTTTAACCCACGCATGACCGGGTCCACCCGGGTTAGTCGTAGCTCTCATGAAGATTGGCAGGTCTGGTGCTGTACTACGCAGACGAGAACGCATGTAATTCCACGCAAATGGGGTAGACCACTGCGTTAACTCGTCAAAACCCACCCAACTAAACGCTAAACCCTGATATCGCAGTACGTCTTCATCTCTATCAAGGTATGAGAACCACAATCTAGCACCACTAGGGGCTACCCACTGCATCTTTCTCTCTGACCACTTGATACCCGGGTAGATCTTCGGGTACATTTCCTGTGATTTCCAGATTAACTCTCGGAGTTCCTCAGTAGTATGACGCAACAGAAGACCGCTAAAGGAAGGATGACCCATATATCTGAGAGGGTCAGCAAGCATTGCATAGGATTTACCTCCTCCGGCTGCTCCCCCGTATAATACTTCCCGTTCTGGTGCTGCTAAGAAGTAAGTCTGAGGTCCTGCATTGGGTTTAAAGATAATGTTCTGTCCCTCAATACTAGGGACATGCATCACCTCGTCTTCAATCTGTGATTCCGTGTTCGAGGTCAACATCTGCGATGATGTCTTTGGCTCGTTTGATTCCTTTGTTGCCAATTCTTTTTTCGTACTTCTCCGCTTCTTCAATGGCTTTTTTGTATTTGGTAGCCCAGCTTCGGAGAGTAGAAGCTTTTGTCTTGTTTCGCTGCTCATGTTTTATTCTTTTCAGTAACCCTGCATGCGATATCGATCTGCCTGTAATCTTAGTAAGCCAAGCTGCTACATACCGAGACGGGTACTGCTTTAGATACTTCTTAGCTTTCTCTAAAGCTGCAAGTTCATGAGGTATAGGATCTAAGACGTGATCATTAGTCTCACAGATCTTATACCCAAATGGAACCTGTATCTTTGCGATACGTGGTATAGGTACGTATTCCCCAGTCTCTGGTGCATCTAACGGTTGGGGAAGAATCCATTTGCCAGCCGTAGCACGTACCATACTTACTCTTCGTCTTCTTCGTTATCTCGTTCTTTAGGTGGAAGAATCATTAAACCATTCGTAGCTTCAACCTGTAACTTCTCAGTCTTAACTAAACCAACACGGTCTAAGAGATCCTTAGCTGCATTGATTTTATCACGTAATCCTAGTTCTGTTGGGTCTACCATACCAGATACAATCGACATGGCTGCACGAGGGGCATTACGTGCCATATACAACTGGGTACGCTCCATGATCTCTTCTTTGATGCCCTTAACTAAGTCAGTCGTAGAGTAGTCACGGGAATACCCAGCTAGCTCTTTAGCACGAATAGGATCTCCACCTGCCTCTTCAAACAGGACTTCTAAAAACTTAGCTTGCTTCTCATTTAATTCTTTTGCCATTATGCTTTCCTAAATGGTTTTACCTTCTTGGCTATCTCTTTCGGTTGGGCTACAAACTGCTTACCAGCTTTAGTGCCCTCACGTTTAGCCTTCGTTGTAGCTGCGTATTCTGCGGAGCTTAATGCCTTAATTGCCTTCTTTGGCAAGTAACGCTCTCCCGTCTCAGAAGACTTCTTACCTGACTTTGTACCCCACTCTTCTTTAGTCCACTTGGATAGGCTCTTCTGGGCTTTAGTCTTTTCCCCAGTGTAATCCCCACCTTTATCTTTGTAGATCTTTCCTGCTAATTGCATTGCTCTAGCTGAGTGTTTACCGCCCATCTTAGACTTAGCTTCTGACTTAGCCTTCTCCCAGAGTTTTTCGTTAGTCCGTGCCATATGTACTTGGTTAGAATTGGGAAGGACTAAATTCTTCTTCTACTCGCACGGACACTGTAACGCTGGATACAGCACTTGCTAATCCTCGAATGATATCACCCTGTCCGAGGTACAGAATGTCGGTTATCTGAATAATGCTATTCGGCAACATGGGCACTTTTTCTGCAATCGTATAGTAGGTAGTGGAGGCACTGTCGTACCAGTCTAAAGAAAACGTAACAGGACTAGACGAATCATTAGCTACGTATATACTACTAACGGTTGAACCCCAGTTATTGGGGACAGTGTATACAGTCGCATTAGTTGTTGCTAACTGCAGTCCAACTGTTCTATTCTTAGTTGACATATTATCGTACTACCTCTTCCCAGTCGAGTGACGCATGAATCTGATCTCCGTTAGTTGAGGCAGAACAAATAAGAGTCAATTCAAGCATCTCCGAAGTAAATGTATTTCGTTCTAATTGGAACTTAAGTAATGCGGATTTAGAAATATCTAAAGCAGAAGACCCTTGATTAGAGCCTTGAATGTACCCCGATGCTAGTGTACTGCCCCCAGCAAAAGATGTTCCCGTAATATTGTATTCAACTGAAGAGTTTGAACCAGCACTTACCCAAGTACCGCCAGTAGTAGTACCACCAGAAATAATAGACCACTTGTAATTTGAGTTATTGGTAAGACCTAGAAGAGAAATAGCAGATAGGATTACAACGGCATCTAGTCTAGCTGTTTTTAATCTTAAAGATATAGCGGGATATACCGTACCTGCTGTAGTCAGCGTTTTGGGGGAAGTAATATCAGTACCAATAGCCTGTTGTGTCCCCGCTATTTCATATCCACCTTCGGATATAACCGTACTACAAATCTGTTTTAGGGTACTAGCACTAGCTACTACTCCTGTATTCTCGATCTCATACCGAATGGGCAGAGAGGCTGTAGTAATGTAGGTACTAGTAAATGTAGTGTTGGCATGTTGGAAATAGTGACAGGGTACGAAAGCCCCATCAATAATAAACCCAGCACGAACTGTGCCTACTCCCAACCATTCCATATCAATAAATAGAATCTGTGCTTTGGTTAAGTCTAATGTAATGCCAGACTTACCTGTTCCATCTAACTTGTCTTGATTCCAGCTGGACTTTGAAATGCGGGTATTCACGATAGATCCAGTAACAGAACTACGTCTTACCAGATAAACATCACTTCCCTCTTGCTCTAAGTAAAATCCATTGTTTGTGCCGTAGTACCCAACTCGTTGTGTTAAGTTGGTCTTGGCTGGTGCCATCACAAAAGTAGTCATTATTAAAATACTCTTGCCGGGCTGATACGGGAATACTCTCTTTGTTTCTCTACGAATTAAATCCCCACTCGCAGTGCCTACAGCTAAGTCGATTAAACCTTGATCTGCGTTAAAGGTAGCACTTGCTGTACCACTGGTGCTACTGACGAATGCTCCGTTGTCTGTATACCGATGGGAAGAATCAAATAGAGTAAAAGGATTACTTATACGCAGTCTACCGAAAGCATCTAGGTTTGTTCCACCGATAGCTACATTAACGGGTGTGCTGGTGGATTGTCCTAGTTGCGGGTAGTATGTAATTGACATCTATTATTTTTTCTTGGTCTTAGACGCTACAGATAACGCAATAGCAATGGCTTGCTTAGGGTCTTTAACAACCTTACCATCTTTGCCAGAGTGTAGAGTCTTATCCTTAAACTCTCCCATGATCTTGCCCACCTTAGCTGTTTGCTTTTTAGTCATGCCACCCTCAGCTAACTTGGCAGTCTTAAATGGAGAGAACTTAGTAACCCCAGCCTTAGCAGCTTTAGAGCCAGACTTCTTGATGGTGGACATTACTTCTTCTTACCCTTAGGCATGCCAATCATGATCGCTACAACAGGACCCTTAGTTGCTTTACCGCCTTTAGCCATCTTAGCTTTTAAACACTTACCAGCAGCTTTACACTTAGCTGGGGAGGGGCAACCTTCACAGGGTTTAAATGCTTTCTTAACTGCACCACCCTTAGCCATCTTAGTCTTATCTTCTGTCTCTTTTTCTTTTTTCTTCTTAGCTGCTGCAGCATCCATACGTTCTTGAGCAGCCTTGTTCTCTTCCTTGGTGCCCATTACATTCTCTTTGATACGAGTAAAGAAGTTATTGGATTTAGATGCCATGATTATTTTTTCGCTTTCTGAGCAGGT